GCGCGGTTTGGATAGGGCTAATACAATCGGTTTTTCAATAATCTTAGCGGCTAAAGGGTGAAACTCAAAGATCGCTTTACAAGTCTGATAGCCTACAGGACTGCCCGGCTCTATTGCTTCCGCTTGAAGAAACTCCATCAGCGGGGAAGGTAAGCCTGTATTGGATATGGTTATTTCAGACATAGATTATTCCCTAGAAATATATTTTGCATAATAACACTAGAATCCCAGTTTATTACCACAGCCTACCGCAACTCCGTAGACATAACAATCTAATAAATCATTGGATTTTTTATTAATGTCTGGATCTCCTAGTCTAAATCCCGCCATTTCTGTAATCAAGTGATTTCGAGTTGCACCTTTGAAGGGGACTGTTTTGTAATAGGCGTGTTCGCTAATTTTGACCTTTTCATTGAAATGGTAGCCTGAAATACTCATAGCGCGATCATCTTTTCCAATTTGCACAAACTTAGGCTCAATCTCACGGACGTTCCAGCCCCTATTTTGACCTTGTTGCAATAGCACAATGCCTGACCCTTTTCCTTCAATGAAAGTAGAAGTAATGCCATAGATAGCTTTTGTCTGAATCGCTAATTCTTCTAACCTTGCAAATACTGACGGAATCCAATGTTCTAACATGGCGGCATCAATTGACACAATATCCCAGTCTAGGACTGTTAGGGGTTGGTCGCTTTGCGAGTTAAGAGCAAAGTACACCACCGCTGTTCCATCGAAGTTTTGACCTGCTTTCATGGCAGAATCAATCACCGCATAGACAGTTTCTACTTGAGTAGGATAGGGAACAGGCAATTCATTTACTAGCAGTTTGTCTACAGCTAACAGGCTGATAGACCGCCAATCAATAAACTCAGCAAGATACTCTTGCCGAAACACAGACTCATGTTGGCGTAATCTTTCAGATTCAATTTCTGCTGGTGGCACATAAGGGTTAGCCAAACTTGGGGCATGAAACTCTTTAAATCCTAAATCGGTTTCATTACACGCCGCCCAAAAGAAATTATCAGGATCAACCCCGTTAGGTGTAGAAAAAACCCAAGTAATACCTTGGGTTGTTAGCATTGTTGGTTTAATTGACTTGTACCAAATGTCATTTTTCATTTGGGGGCTTTTGGTAAACGCCGCCTCATCAATGAGCGTTAGGTCATAAGAGCGTCCGCGCCCTGCTAACTCATTATCCAAAATTGTCCAAAAGTCAATCTTGCCACCCCCAATTAGCTTGATGGTTGCATCATTACGATTAGCGCTTCTAATCACAGGATCAAGCGTATCCCGTAGAGCATCCCAAATTTCAGCTAATTGCTTATGCTCTGGCGCGAAAATACCGACCTGTTTGCCGTCAATAGCAGTTTTAGCTGCGAGCCATGTGGCAAAAATAGATTTGCCGAACCTGCGTCCGGCGCGTACTACATTTAATCTACTCTGTCCTCTATATAAATCAAGCTGCCCGCTATGTAGCTTTGGCAATTTGACCCTACGAATATCAGCCATCTACGCCCGGTTTTATGTGAGCTTCCGCATTTTCTACAATGATACGGATTTCATTGGAGCTTTCACCTTCTGGTCTAGCGGGCTTCCAGCCATGCAAATGTGTCAAGGCAATATGTTGCGCCTTAGTATCACCATTTAAAGCATTATTCATTAGTGCGCCGCTAAGTTCTGCTTGATTTGCGGCTCTGGCAGTTAGTACCATATCCGCCGCTTTTGAGTCAAATTGGCATAAACGATTAAAGTCTATTGGCATAAACCCTGAGTAAAGAGCTAAGGCATCACCTGTCAGCCCACGATAAGCAGCGTCATAAATTTTGTCTAAATCTTCTTGCGTTGCCGAAATCTTGTCGGTCTTATGGTCAACTGAATAGAATAGTGGGTCTGGTGTAAAGCGAGCCACGTTAGTACCCCCTATAGTTAGTCATAGTCCGATATTAGCATAAGCTTTATAGATTGCAAATAGCTTGTTTTACATAATATGTTAGTGTTTACTAACTTAGTTTTAATTTTTCTAAAATTTTTTTGCGTTTTGCAAAAGAACTTTTTGCATATATGGTAGGTTAAAAAGCCCGCTGTTCGGGTAGCCAGATATTAATGACCCCCTTTTTCGTTTTTATATGGCAAAAAATCCCGCCCATATAGAGTAAGGCTTGCGGGTTATATCGCCCCCAAGCCCCTAGCTATAAGCCCCGCGCTGTTAGCTGTTAGCTGTTAGCTGTTAGCTGTTAGCTGTTAGCCCCGCGTTTGCATATATCCGGTGTTATATCAAATAAGAATGGGCTAAATTGTCAACCCTTAGCTGTTAGCTGTTAGCTGTTAGCTGTTAGCTGTTAGCTGTTAGCTGTTAGCGCGGGGCTTAAAATTTAAAACGATAGCGGGGCGCGGGCGCATTTTGCCCTGCTTATCCGTTAGCCCTTAGCCCTTAGCTGTTAGCTGTTAGCCCTTAGCTGTTAGCACAATGCAAACTGTTAGCTGTTAGCCCTTAGCTGTTAGCACAATGCAAGGGCTAATCTAAAAATGACAATTCGCCCCTTTATTTATGGGTCAAAAGTCAAATTGTCATACGTAAAAAATCGAGCCGCCAAAATACACCGTAAAACCCTTAAAATATAAAAAAAAAGTTCAAAAAATAGCTATATAGAATAACAATTTAGCCCATAAACCCCGCAAACCCTTTAGCCGTATGCCTCCGCCAATAGCCACAACTCCCAAAATCCATAACCCAAAACTATGACAATTCCCCGTTAAAAATGACAATTTGGCAAAAAGGCAACAATATTGTAAAAAAATTGTTTACACTTCAGAAAAAAGGCGTATAATTATTTTGTAGTTTAGCAGTTAGCAAAAAATGACAATTTAACCAATAAACAATGGAGGCGGTAAAAATGGAAAAGCAAAAACCATCATTTTGGGATTACATTGGCGCGGCTATCATGGGCGCGATTCTCGGAGCTATGCTGGCATACGGCGCACTAGGGGGGTTTTAATTATGGCGAGAATTACACTATCAACAATTAAGAGCTTTATTCGTAAAAATCCGGAGCTATACATCAACAATAAGGCGGATTTTGATGGTATGCAGGACTGTGTAGTTTATAGCTCTGACTCTACATTTAAAAAAACACAAGCCCCAGCGCAAGGCTATAACCACGAAAACCATTTAGGGATTGCGGGCGCATGGTTTGTATTTGAGTCTAGGGATTATTTTCGAGAATATGAGGATCAGCAATTTAAGGGTTTTGAGGTTTACAACTGTTGCGGAAAATTTATTCTAGCTACTAAAAAAAACGAAGCAAAAATTTAACCAAAAAGAGGATTAAAAATTATGATTACTCAAGATGATTTTACCCGCGCCAATAATGACATAAACGGAAACCCGCGCTATTGTATCCACTTTTTAGCGCTCAATACACCGGCGGAAAATGCCGATTATTCGGGCGATTTTATAACTAGAAAATATAATTTAGCGCTTGCAAGGGCGCGCAAATTAGGCGGCAAAAAATTCCACAATAAGCAATTCGGCGGCGGGATTATTTTCACCACGTACAACTTGCGCGAGCTATGCGAGCAAATAAACGCTATAAGCGCTCAATTATTACCGCCCGAAGCCGCCCCGCCCTTAGCTGTTAGCCCCGAACAATTAGAATTATTTTAAAAATTATCAGTTAAAACGCCCCGCCTTGTTGCGGGGTTTTTTGGCGGGTAATTTTGCCCGTTTTTAGAATAGAGGCTAAAAAATGAGCAATTCTATAAGCTATCAATTATCGGCGCGGCTTGATGCCGTAAAAAAACAAGCTGAAAAATGGGCGGCGCATAATCCGGCGGGCGCTTACGCGGCGGCGCTTAGTCATCAAGTGAAATATAAACGGCGCGGCTATATTGCGTATGATACGGCAAACCATTACAGCGAAGCGGGGGATTTAATTTTATACAGTCTCGCGGATTATGACGCCGCGCCCATTCAAGATATAAGCCGCCGCGCCTTTGCCTATACCGGCTATTATGCCGACAATTTTCAGATGGAGCTAATCAAGCCCTATATTGTCAAAATTAAGGCGGGTAAAAAAGGCGTTTTTATTTGCCCCGCTATTGCTTATCAAGAATCCGACAGCGCGACAGTCTATTTTAGCCGGGGCGTTTTCGCCCCCAACGATCCCCAAAACTTAGAGCATGACGAGGCAGTATATGACGCGGCGCGGCTTGCTGATAGCATAGCTGAGCGCGAAGCCGAGCGCAGCCGCGAAGCCGACGCGCAAGACCAAGCCGAGCAAGAAGCCGAGCAAATAGCCGAGCAAATAGCCGACGCCCGCAAAATGGCGCGGGGCTTAATTGCCGCCATTAAAGCCCAAAGGCGGGCGGGCATTGATTTAGCGGGGGCAATTTGCGACGCGTTAACGGATAAATTGCGCGAATATCGCCGCGAGATTATCAGCGCTAGAAAGCGCCGCGAAGCGCTAAAAGATAATTTTTGGCTAAGTGTAGAGGGGCGCTGATTATGGATTTTAGATATATAAGCCGCGATAATATCGCGCTTGATGATTTTGGGAATGAATGGCGCGATGAAAACGGGCAAATTATCATTGTCCCGCCTAATGAGCGCGGATTTTATGATGTTGCTTACCGCCCTAATGAAAGCCCCGAAGATGATTAAGTAAACCATTGCCCGCCCTTGCGCGGGCTTTTTCTTTTCTCTCAATAGCTTAGGGGCGGCGGCTTATTGTTGCGCCCTTGGCGGGGTATTGTCGAGAATTGCGCCCCCGCAATAGGCGGGCGGGGCTATTGTCGAGAATACCGTTCGCGGCTTACTTGCGGCGCTGATTATTGGCGGGCATTGTTGCGCCCTAAACGATCCGGCGGCGCTATTGATAGCGGGCGGGCGATATTCTAAGCCCCGCGCCCATGCGCCCGCGCTTGCTCATTAAAAATTGAATGTAAACCCGCGCCGCGCGAATGGTAAAACGCCGCCGCCCTTGCTCGCTCATTAAAAAATTGCGGATAAATCGTACTAGAAAAATGCCATAAGCCCTTGATTTATAAGGGTTTTCCTAATTAAAAAAGTATTATGTAAAACAAGAAAAACGGCTAAATGAGAACAATTCTCAGTTAAAATCCTGTTTTTTGACTTTTTGACTTTTTGACTTTTTGACTTTTTGACTCAAAAAATGTTTCACATGAAACAAAAAGGCGGGGCTACTCGCTACGTCTGCCTTTGCATTTCAGCTAACTGGTCAGCATCCGCT